CAGGTCTCCTTTGTCCGTGACAACTCTGTTTTTTCAGCATCATTTACTGCCGCTCCTTATTTCAGCGTCTGGCAATGGTCTGGTTTGGGTTTTGGGACGCAATATTCTAATCCTGCTAGTGCTTTAAGCCCAGCCGGTGGCGGTCCAGCAGGGTTTACTTGGACTAAGACGGTTGACGCGATTCTGACGTCAAACGCAACCGCAGTATCGTTTCCACAGGCATGGGCGTGGAGCCAAGCCAGCGGATTTGGGTCCAAGTATTCAAACGGCGCAGCGATCAATAGTATTGGTGCAGCAACTGGCATCACGCTAAACGGTGACAATACGCAAGTGGCGTTCAGTCAAAGCGGCGGCACCGCGATTGCTTTATATCCGTGGTCATCGTCGACTGGATTTGGAAGTAAGTACGCAGCTCCGGTCACGATTCCTCCGTTTGGCAACAATCCTGGCAGCGTATCGTTCAACCAGACAACGAATGACGTTGCAATCGGCAGCACCGCATCGCCATTTATTGCTGCTTATCCAGTAACGTCTGGTGGATTTGGTGCAAAATATTCGAACCCATCATCGGCTGTTGGCGGCACGGTTTATTCGGTTAGATTCTCCCCTACTGGCGGTCAAATTGCTGTTGGCAACAACTCAACACCAGCGGCATTAAAGATTTATAGTTGGGGTTCTGGGTTTGGCTCTTTGTATTCTGGACCATCAATAAGCACGACAGTCAATTCTGCTGATTGGTCTAGTACTGGATCAGAAATTGCCGGTGCAACATCGGCAGTGATTCCATATGTCAAAGCATATCCTTGGACGTCTGGTGGCGTTGGGTCTCAATATACAAATCCATCCACGACGCCAGGCGTTCCCAATTGTGTATCATTTAGCAATCAAACAAGGTAAATCATGATCACCGACCAAGAAAAACAAGCTGGCCTAGTCATGAATGCGTTCCATCGTGAAATGGAAATCTACGGCTACCAGCTCAACATCGACAACTACGCTGCAATGCTTGAAGCACTTCCGGCTGGCGAATGGCCAGCAAACTTGGAAGCATTCCGCACGATTAAGACCGAAGATCTGCCGCACGATCTGAGCGACGATCAGGTTGCCCAAATTGGCGATCTTCAGTACCGCGACCGTCTGCGCGTTCTGGTTCGCACCGAAAAAGCTGAACAGAATAAGTCGATTCGCGTGCGCGACGTCTTGAAAGCGCAAATCGGATCTAACTATGACGCACTGGTTGCCGCTTACAAAATCAGCCAAGGTTAATCATGGCCGTTAGACTTTCCCCGTTAGCTGGCGCTGGTTGGCAGTTCTTCGACAATCTCGGAGTGCCGCTGGCCGGCGGTCTGTTGTACACATACACAGCAGGGACCACAACGCCACAAGCGACGTATACCAGCAACACGGGAACCATTGCCAACGCCAACCCAATCGTGCTGGATGCCGCTGGGCGCACCGCCAACGAGGTTTGGCTGACGGTCGGAGTGTCTTATAAGTTTGTGCTGCAAACCAGTGCGGCGGTCACGATTGGCACTTACGACAACATCTCGGGCATTAACGATCTGACAGGATTGACGAGCGGATCGTCGATTCTGCGTGGCGATGGAGCTGGCGGCATCGGCAACGTGACGATTGGTTCAGGGCTGAGCTATGTTGGCAGCACATTGTCGACCACGGGGCAATCGCTGCCGGTAAGCGGTGGTGGTTATCTATACCGCGATTCAATCTCGTCGGTTCTGAACTACGATGCAATCATCAAGCGTGCAGCGCTTCCGGTTGCTACAACGGCTCAGATTGGTGCGTTGCGTCCTGATGGAACGACGATCACGATTGGCGGGACCAATAACGAGATCATCAGCGCTGTTGCCACGACCCCAACGATCAGCACCGGCGTCCTGCAATTCAGCTTGTATTACAAGGTCACCAGCGGATCAGATACGTTTACGGTCCCATCCGGCGTTACTCGGTTGCGAGCCACGATTGGTAGCGGTGTTTACTCAAACGGCGCAATTCTGGTTTTTACGGTTGCCGCTGGTTTCATCACCGTCACACCTGGCGCATCTATTGCAATTGCCGTTGGTTCTGGTGGTGGCAACACAAGCATTGGATCGTATCTGACGGCGCAAGGTCCAGGCACTAGCAGCACGCCAGGGCCGGCAGGTGGTACGGCGTTGAATTCAACATTCTCAATTGGTTCAGCAAATTTCATTTCTAAGGCATTTGATGGCAGCTTGGCAAACCAATGCCGAGGAACTACCAACATTGTCCCAGTGCAAGCGCTGTTTGACGGAGCGTCTCCTCCGACGCTCAACGGCTACGTAATCATTGAGTACTGACCATGACTGCGCCAATTGAAATCATCTCTCGGTCCCTGAAGGACATTGGGGCGCTCGAGGCCGGCGAAACGCCAACGTCTGACGCAGCTCAAGATGCGTTCGATATGCTCAACGACATTCTGGATCAGTGGTCCAACGAACGGATGATGATCAGCTATCAGACTGAGATCATCTTCCCAATTGTCCAGAACCAGGTGCAGTACACCATCGGGCCAGGTGGTCAGGTCGGCGCAGTGTTTACTGGCTCCATCTCCGGCACGACGCTAACAGTCACGGCGCTGACAAGCGGATCGGTTCAGCTCGGGCAGACGCTGGTTGGCTCTGGCATCGCGTCTGGCACGACTATCGTGCAATTCAACTCGGGCGCTGGCGGCAACATCAACGAACTTGGCACGTACACTGTCAGCACATCGCAGACCGTTGCCAGCACGACAATCACGGCCAGCTATCAACGACCAGTTAGCATCAACAGCGCATTTGTGCGCGTTGCACAATCTTCGGGCGCTCCAAACTATTCGCAGAATTCGCTGGATTATCCTGTTGCAGTCATTGGGCTGGATCAATACGAGCTTATTGGTCTTAAGAATCTGAACGGTCCGTGGCCCAAGGCGTTGTATTACCAGCCGGCAGAGCTTCTTGGAACAATCTACGTTTGGCCAGCTCCGGCGCAAGGCGAGATGCACGTATTTGCCGACACAATGTTCCGGCGCTACGGCAACCTGTACGAGTCTATAGCGCTGCCACAGGGCTATCTGATGGCTCTGCGTTGGTGCCTAGCTGAGCGTCTATGCCCAATGTACGGCAAGGGTTCAACGACTCAACTGGCGATGATCAACGCCTATGCAGCACAAGCCAAGGCAACGCTCAAGCGCACCAATATGCGTCCAAGCATGGTTGCTCAATTCCCTGACGTTCTGTTCTCAGGCAAGGCTAAAGATGCCTCTTGGATTTTGACGGGCGGGTTTGTGTAATGGCTGATTTTGGATTTGTTGGGGCGTCTTACGAGGCTCCGACCATTTATCAGGATGCCCAAGAGTGCATCAACTGGTATCCAGAAATTGACCCAGTAAAACCCGAAGGCGCTCGAGGCGTCATAGCGCTGCTGCCGACTCCGGGTTATCGCACCATTGTCACGTTGCCAAACGGTCCCGTGCGCGGAATGCGAGCGATCAACCCGTTCAACCAAATGGTTGCCGTCGCAGCTAACAAGCTATACGTCATTCTTGCAGACTGGTCATATACCGAGGTAGGCACGCTTATAACTTCGTCTGGACCCGTCAGCATCACCGAGACGCAAACGACCGACGATGGCGCTGCCAACGGCGTTGTGGCTTACATCGCTGATGGGTCTGCGCGGTATATCTACAATCTGACAACCAGTACGTTTACCCAACTGTCTAGCGATGGACCTTGGGCTGATGCAACGGTTTGTGACTACGCCAACGGCTATGTTGCTTACAACAAGCCCAACAGCCAGTTATTTACGGTAACCGATCCTGGCTCGGCTTACACAACCAGCACGCTCTACGGTCGCAAGGATGGCGGGTCGGACAATCTTGTCTCGTTGTTCTTTGATCACCAGCAGCTATTCCTGTTTGGCGAGTATACGACCGAGGTCTGGGTTGAGTCACCGCCACCAGATCCGACAATTGCCACTTTCCCGTTTACGCCGATCAGCGGCACGTTCATTCAGCACGGCATCAACGCACCGTTTAGCGTAGCTCGATGGGCTGAGACATTCATGTTTGTCACGCGGGATCTGCTTGGTCACGCGACGATTGGCACCATCAACGGTTACCAGTTTGTCCGGCTGTCAACGCACGCTGTTGAAAACTCGCTGATTGGTTACGACGTTTCTGACGCTATTGCCTATTCAATGCAGATCACGGGACACGAGTGGTACATCGTCACGTTCCCGCAGGCCAATCTGACTTGGGTTTACGATTCGACCACTAAGCTCTGGTTCAAGTGGATGAGCTTGGACCCGTTGAATAACTTCCAGCGCAATCGCGGAAACTGTGCCACCTTTTTCAATACCTACAATCTGGTTGGCGATTACCAGAACGGCAAGATCTACATTGTAGATACCGAGGTGTACACCGAGGGCGGCAATCCAATTCGACGATTGCGCCGGACTCCTCACATTGTTTCTGACTTTCAGAGACAGTATTTTGAGGAGCTGCAAATCCAATTCCAACCTGGCGTTGGTCTAAGCACTGGACAGGGTAAAGATCCACAAGCAATGCTGCGTTGGTCAAATGACGGTGGCTCTACTTATTCAAACGAGCATTGGACAACCATCGGCAAGATTGGCAAATACCAAAATCGAGCAATCTGGCGTCGGCTTGGCATGGCCAGAGATCGTGTTTGGGAAGTGTCGATTAGCGATCCGGTCAAAGCGGCAATCGTCTCTGCCAATCTCAAAGCCAGCGTAGGCGAAAACTGATGGCAACGTCGTATCTACGCTATCCGCAATCACCATTCCTAGATCCAGTCACTAAAAGACCGGCTCGAGAATGGTTGATCTGGTTGCAAAACCCTAACGTCTCAACGATTACGGTTGGCGTTGGTCTGGTTAACTCTGTTAACGGTGGCACAACGGGTCTGACGCCAACAGCAGCAGCGTCTGGTGCGGTTACGCTCGGCGGCACTGTAAACGTGGCATCTGGTGGCACGGGCGCTAATACGCTGACCGGTTATGTGAAGGGCGCCGGCACAACGCCGCTCACGGCTAGCGCGACGGTGCCAATTGCCGACGTCTCTGGCACCGGCACAATGGCCACACAGAATGCCAGCGGCGTTGCAATTACAGGTGGATCAATCGCTGGCACGTCAGTCAGCGCAACCACGCTCACGACGTCCAGCACCGTGACGGTCAACAATTTGGCAGCAACTGGAACCCACACAGTCATTGCAAAATGGCTTCCGGTTGTGGCTGACGGTACAACGTATTATTTACCGCTGTATACTTAATGAAAGTCGATGATTTTGTGAAAGGGATTGCTGGCCGATTCGATGCAGATCCACAAGTGGAGCATCATTTCTCAGGCGGCATCTATGCCAAGCAAATGTTTATCCCTAGGGGATATGTTGCTGCGACTCACAAGCACGTTTATTCCCATTTGAGTATACTGGCATCGGGACAAGTCATTGTTTCGACTGATGATTCTGTCGAAAGTTACAACGCTCCAGCGTGCATTGAGATTAAAGCTGGCACGCACCACAAGATTGAAGCGTTGCAGGATTGCGTATGGTTTTGCATCCATGCAACGGACGAGACAGACGAGAACGAAATTGATGCTGTGTTAATCAGCAAAGGAATTTAATCATGCCGTTCATGGCCCTAATTTCTAGTCCAGCAGTCATTGGTGGCGGTCTTAGTCTGCTTGGTGGCGCTTTGGGTGCTGGTGCTGCGCGATCATCAGCAAATACTCAGGCAGACGCAGCTCGGTACGCTGCCGATCTTCAGCAACGTCAATTTGATTTAATCAATCAACAGCAAGCTCCGTATCGCGGAATTGGCTACACATCGCTGAGTCAAATCGGCGGGATGTTAGGCGGTCAGACGCCAATGTTTGACGCGCAGGGCAAGCCCATGTTGGACGCCAACGGTCAGCCAATGATGCAGACCGGATCGGGATACCTGACAAAGCAATTTGGTCCTGAGGATCTCAAGACAAGCCTGGCTCCCAATTACGAGTTTATGTTGAAGGAAGGTCAGCGAGCTGCGCGTCAGCGTCTGAATGCCGGTGGCAGTGGCGGCAGTGATATTGACCGTGGCATCACAAGGTTTGCCGAAGATTACGCAAGCAACGCCTATCAAAACGCTTTCCAGAACTTCTCAAACCAGCGCAAGGACATTTACAACACGCTGGCCGGAATTGCTGGGATTGGCCAGACTGGGCAGTCGGCAGTCAACGCGGCAAATCAAGCACTTGGTACTAACCTATCGAGCTTGGCGACTGGTTCGGCGGCAGTTCAAGGTGCCGGTCAGGTTGCAGCGGCAAATGCTTACGGTGGCGCGTTGGGCAACATCGGTGGTTACAACTACCTTCAGGCGTTGCGGAACCCTAACCAGCAGCAGGCGCCTGCACCGATCCAGATTGGGCCTTCTGAACCGGCGTTAATTGGCCGTGGTGCCCAACAGCAAAGTATGCAAGGCACTTACTATCCAACCCTCGGATAAATCATGGCACTTGATCCAACCATTCCGCTGGGCGTCAAGCCGATTGATTTTCTTGGCTCTGCTGGTAATCTGCTGAACTTGGCTCGAGGCGCACAGGCGCTTGAGCAAGAACAAACGCTTAACCCAATACAAGCTGAAAAAGCTCGAATTGAGCTTGGTATTGCTCGAGATACGCAATCTGCTGAAATTGCTAGACAGAAAGCGCTGAGCGGCACAGCGGTCACAGGGGAAAAAGCGGCAGGAAAGGCTTTTGCCGGTAGCGTTGAGCAGACGTTGCGTGACAATTTTGCGCCGTTGATTCAGCTAAATTCATTTGCTAATCCTGCTGTCAATCCTCAAGCAGCAATCAAAGACGTGATGAGCGCCAAAGAGCGAGCAATTGCCGCCGGCGTTCCTGCTGATGCTGCCGAGTATTTTGCGGCATCGTTGTATAGCCAAATTGCGAAAGCCAAAGAAGCCGGCGATCCAACGCCGGTTAAAGAATGGATGTTTCGCAACTTGATGGCATCGCAGACGCCGAGCGCACAACAGCAAGCGTTTGCACCGTATGGCGCACCGCAAGTCAGTTTTAGTGGCGTTCCTGGTAGCGTCGTGGCGACACCAGCAGGTTCTCAGTTTGTGCCTACGCTTATTGAGCCACGCCAGCAAATGCCGGCGCAGCAGATGCCGCAGCAAGGCGTGCAGACGGGTGGCGTTCCGTTGTCAATGGGCATTCAACAACGCGCTATGGATTTGGGCTTGTCTGAGACGGCACCAGCCAACAAGCAGGGCGCTGGCGTCCCATTAATGCAACCAGCAGCGCCGACGCAGCCACAAGGCGTTACTGCTGGCGCTATGACCATGCCGGCCTTGCGCTATCCCGTAAGGACTCCTGGTCAACCATTTGCTCCAGTCGTGGGCGAAGAAGCAGACCGAGCTGCGGGTCAAAAATACGTTGGTGATCTGGTATCAATGCAACCGGCGATGACTACGGCTCGACGCAGCATTGAAGAAGTTATTGACAAAGCCAACAAGATCCAACAGCAATCGTATTTCCAAGCCGGCGCTGCCGGTTCGATGGAACGTAACGTGCGCGGATTCTTCGGCAGCGAGGATTACAAACAACTGTCAAAGGATCTAGCCAACGTCCAGATTGGGATGATCCAATCCAAGGGCGGCTCGTTGGATACCGTCTCTGGCCAAGCTCTTGCCAGACACGCTAACGGCGACGAGACTTACCCTCCAAATGTTCTGAAGTCAATTGCCAGACGTTCATACGCTGACGTGCTGGCGACCGAACTGGAAGGCAGGGCGGCGGCAAACTTTGCACAGAACTTTGGTGACGCTAACCACAACGCATTTAAGCAAACGTGGTCCAAGAATGCCGACTCTCGCATCTTTGAGATTATGGCGCTGCCGAAGTTGATTCAAGACAAGGCTGAGCGCGTCAAAGTGGCAAATGAGATTTTGAAGAATGCCACGCCGAAAGAGCGCGAAGAATTCAACCGCAAATATCAAAATATTCTGCGTCTTGAGCAAACTGGATCTCTGTAATGGATGAAGTCTCAGAACTGATTCTTGGGAAACCATCCAAGACCGTTGTCACCGACCAATTGCTGGATGCTGTTAAGGCAGTAGAGAGCGGCGGCAACCCTCGTGCAGTCAATCCGCAATCAGGTGCAATGGGTGCGTACCAATTCATGCCTGGTACGGTTAAGGCGTTGCAGAACCAAGGCGTCAAATTTGATCCATTCAACGAGCCACAAGCGCGGGAAGCAGCTCGAGGTTACTTGCAGACGCTGCTAGACAAGAACAACGGCGACGTTGATAAAGCGCTGGCGCAGTACGGTGGCTTTGTGACCAAGAACCCGTCTGGGTATATCAACAAGGTCAAGTCTAAGATGCCGGCGGCACCGACTGACGAGATCAGCGCGTTGATTCTTGGCACAGAGAAAGCCGAGGAGCCAGCCAAACCAGCGGCACCGAAGCCGGTGCAATTTACATCGTCTGGCGTACCAGAGGGCAATCTAATCCGCAAGATTATGCAGGATAGATTGGCTCCAAAACCCGCTCAAACGGCTCCAGCGGCGGCAGCGGATCAGATTCCTACCACGACAGTCGCTCAACAACCAGCAGCGCCTAAGACGGAGTATAAGGTCGGCTCAATGGCCGATCTCGGGAAAGGCATCGTCTCTATGGCTGACGTTGCTGCTGGCGGTCTTACTGGGCTTGTTGGTCAGGGAAGCTATGCGATACAACGTGCAATGGGCGTTCCTGCTGAACAAGCTCAAAAATCTGTGGCTGAGTTTGTTGAAAAGCGTACAGACCCGTTTGGCCGTGCTTTGGGTATCAGCGAAGATCCGGCTTACAAAGCCGAAGCCACCCGTAGACTGACAAACTACATCGGCGAGAACGTCGGCAAGGGCGCAGCTTGGATTGCTGAGAAGACTGGCATTCCGGTTGGCGACGTTGAGAATATGATCGGCTCGCTAGGGCTGTTGCCGATTCCTGGAGCAGCCAAAGTTACCCAACGAGCTGGTGCAGCCACCTATGGCGCCGAGCAAGCATTGCGCGACCAGTTTGCAGCCAAGGCGCCGGCACCACGGGTTGAGCCAGGCATCGGCGCACCAGCTCCGGCACCAGGCCAGCCAAAGCCACGCATTGCCTATGCTGACTTGCAAGCGCAGCTCGCAGAAAGAAAAGCGGCAAAAGAACAAGCGTTCCAAGATCTTGCCAACGCTCCGAGCTTGCAAGAGGCTCAGGCACGCGGGACCTTGGGCGCAGGGCTTGCACAACCGATTGGCGGGGCTGGAGCGACTCCGGGCAGCGTTGGTGCGGCAGCGGTTGATACGCCACGCGCTCGAGCTGAGAAAGCCGGCAATCTGCCAGTGCCGATCACAATTGATCGCGCTCAGGCAACGCGCAACCCGACCGACGTTAAGTTTGCTGGTGTTGCTGCCAAGACTCCTCACCTGGCTGAGCAAGTATTTGAGCACTATGCCGATCAAAATGCCAAGGTTCAGCAGAATATGCAAGCTGGAATCGAGGCGACTGGTACGCAATCTCAGGGCGTTTCACCGACCGACTTTGGTCAGCGCGTTAAGACCTACGTGCAGGGCATCAAGGATGCTCGCATGGCCGACATTCGCAACCAGTACGCAGCGGCAGAAGCGGCGGGTGAGCTGGCACAACCAGTTTCTTACCAGCCGGTGCTGGACTTCATCAACAAGTCAACGGCGAATCGACCAACTCGCAAATCTCAAAATCCGTTGTACGGGATCATTGAGGAGGAGTTTGCAGCTAACGATCCAAGCGGCACTCGGTCAATTGGCGTGCGCCAGCTCGAGGACATTCGGCAGCTTATCAACGATGAGACCGACTGGACGGATAAGCGTCAATCGGCATTATCAACCAAGACCAAGCGTTTGATTGATAGCATTACTGAGAACGCTGGTGGCGATATTTACAAACAAGCCAGACGGCAGCGAGCGCAATGGTCTAACGACTTTGAAAATCAAAGCACGGTTCGATCAATCAATCAAATCAAAAAAGGCACCACCGACCAGGCGGTTCCCACAGAAAAAATCTTTGATCAAATTTTCCTTGGAAAGTCTGGCGACCAGGTTCGCAGTGTTTTTGATCTGCTAGACAATTCTGGTCCAGAAGGTCAGCAATTGGTGCGCGACATTAAAGGTCGGTTTGGTGAGCATATCTTGGAAAACACAACCAAGAATGTGCAGTTGGACACTAGAGGCAGGCCCTACGTTTCCACGCCAGAAATGAATAAACTGGTCACGACGTTAGACAAGAGCGGCAAGCTGGATCTGGTTTTTGGTCCTGAGTGGGCTAACCATTACCGCACGCTCAACGAGGTGGTAAAAGAGATTCAAACCAAACCTCGGGAAGTGCTAAGCACGTCAGGCAGCGGCGAGACGATCCTTGGAGCGCTGGCAGGGGTTGGCGGCGAGGTTCTTGGTCAGACTCTTGCAGAGCAACCAGGTTTAGGCGTACCAATGTACGTTGGTCAAAGAATTCTGAAAGCCGGCATGGAAAAGCGTAAAATTTCACGTGACCAAACTAAGCTACAAGATTTCTTGAATTACAAACCGTGAGTTGATCATGTCAGATATTGATCCCGTCAAATATGGTCAGCTAATCGCCAAGGTCGATTTGCTGGAAAAGCAAGTCGCAGATATGCAAGCCGACATAAAGAAACTGTTGGAGCTTGCTAATCAAAGCAAGGGCGGGTTTTGGTTCGGCATGGCAGTCATCAGCGGCATCAGCACCGCTGCCGGTTGGGTCATCAGCCACTGGTCCAAATGATCGGCATCGAGGCGATCCTGGGGCTTGGTGGTGAGATCATCAAGCGGGTCTGGCCAGATCCAGCGCAGCAGGCCAGCGCTCAGCTTGAGCTGCTAAAGCTCCAGCAATCAGGCGAGCTTGCCAAGATCGTCGGCCAGCTTGAGATCAACAAAGCCGAAGCAACATCAGGCAGCTTGTTTGTTGCCGGCTGGCGTCCAGCGATTGGATGGGTTTGCGCTACAGCGCTCGCCTATCAATACGTTCTGCGACCGATTGGCTCTTATGTTGCACGACTGAACGGGATTGAGGTTGGCGATATGCCGACGCTGGACGCTACCCTTTGGGAGCTGATGTTTGGAATGTTGGGACTTGGCGGTCTACGGACCTTTGAAAAAGTGCAGGGCGTTGCATCTAAATGAAAGACAACTTTCAGAAAGCGCTGGATCTGACGCTAGGCTTTGAGGGCGGGTACTGCAACCATCCATCGGATCCAGGCGGTATGACCAACCACGGCGTCACTAAGCGCGTCTGGGAAGACTGGACAGGCGAGAGTGTCGACGAGCAGTGTATGCGCGAGCTATGCGTCTCTGACGTAGTGCCGCTGTATCGTGGACTCTATTGGAACAAGGTTTGGGGCGATGATCTGCCGGCGGGTCTGGACTACTGCGTCTTTGACGCGGCGGTCAACAGTGGACCCAAACAAGCGATTGTATTCTTGCAGCGCATCTTGGGCGTTGATGATGATGGGATCATTGGTCCGATCACAATCGCAGCGGTCAAGCGCGAGAAACCGTCAGATTTGATTGAGGACTACAGCGATCTCAGGCTGAGATTTCTTGAGAAACTAAAGGCGTATCCTGTGTTCGGCAAGGGCTGGACACGTCGAGTCAACGCTGTCGAAGACTACGCGAAAAAAAATATATAAAACAAGCGTTTGGCACTAGACAGCGTAATCTTGGCGTGGTATTTAGCACCAACGCAACAAATGGTGCTAAAAAATGAAGGGAAAGCAAAAGGTTACCGATGAAGATTTTCTCGGAGCCTGGACCCGATTAAAGAGCGCATCTAAAGTCGCTCAGTTTTTTGGCTTCACCGAAAGATGGGCGCATCAGAATCGGCGGCGATTAGAAGCCAAGCTCAAGATTCAACTTGAAGCAACAGCACCAAGCGCTAAAGCGTTTGAGCATCTGCAAACCCATCATTTAACAAAAGCTCGGCACCATGCTGGCATCACTGACGGCACGGTGATCGTATTCAGCGATGCACACTTCTGGCCAGGACTGCGTACAACGGCGTTCAAGGGTCTGCTGTGGGCGATTAGCCAGCTCAAACCTTACGCTGTGATAAACAACGGCGATGCGTTTGACGGGGCTTCAATCAGCCGGTTTCCGCGCATTGGCTGGACGCAGCAGCCAAGTGTCAAAGAGGAGCTAAACGCTTGCCAAGAGGCTCTGGCAGAGATTGAAGCGGTTGCCAAAGCAGCACGCCACAACGTCCAGCTTATTTGGCCACTCGGCAACCATGACTCTCGATTTGAGAATTTCCTAGCAGCGAACACGCCAGGTTACGAGGGTGTTGCCGGCTTCTCATTGAAAGACCATTTCCCAGCTTGGCATCCGTGCTGGAGCTGTTGGTTGACAGATGACGTGGTAGTCAAGCACCGATATAAAAACGGCATCCATGCAACGCACACAAACACGATGGGCGCCGGCATCAGCATTGTTACCGGCCATCTGCATTCTCTGAAATGCACGCCGTACACGGATTTTCGCGGAAACCGCTATGGCGTTGACACCGGAACACTGGCAGACATTGATGGCAAGCAGTTCAACGACTACCTTGAGGACAATCCGGTGAACTGGCGTTCCGGATTTTCCGTGCTTACATTCCAAGATTCCCGGCTCTTGTTTCCGGAATTAGCGATCAAACACGCCGAGGGAATGCTGGACTTCCGAGGCCAGATTATCGACGTGTCTGCGCTCTAAATTCCAAACGAATCGTCTTTAACGGACCATTGACGGACAAAAAAATATTCTCCGTATTGGTCTCGCAGCTCTGGCGGGTAACCACGATCATCTAACCAGTGCAGCATATTGTCGTGCAGCTCGGTATCCCAGACTTTCGGGAAACCGTAGCGCCAACCTTCTGGTGGATCAACCCAGACTTTCATGTGTTCTTCTCCTTGAGTTTGGCTTCAACGGCTCGGGTATACGTTACGTCTGACCAACACGTAGTCCAGTCACGAGAACCCATAATTTCAACAGCTTCTTGATATGTCAGACCAACCCATTCTTGTTTTGGTTGCGCTAACCTATCGCGCAAGATTATTGCTGTGCGTAGTTGTATATCTGGATTGTCGCTGTCCAGCGCATCCAGCGCTTGTTTCAATAGTTCGCGGTCAGTCATTGCTGTTTCTCCTTGGACAGTTTCGTCCCTGATTGCAATTCCCGTGGCAAGGTGGACACCGTTTCATTTTTTGACCTCATTCGTTTGATCATCTTGTGTACGTTCTGGGGGCTGCAGCCCAGAACCCGTGCTATTTCATTCATGGACGGCAACCGGCCTAGTGACTTCTCCAGACCACCGATTGCGTCCAATAATCGGATCTGAGCCATTCTCATGCGGCTGCTTTCATCAGCGCATCGAGTGCGCTAATGCGAACCGAGAAGCTATGAAGGAACCTGGCACGCTCTACCATTGAAAGTCGAGCAATCTCAGCATCATTTGATGTACGCAGCAACTTCAGCTTAGATATGCGATCTGCCGGCGGCACTTTGCCGGCTTTCATCACGGCGTCAGCCAGCGCATTGAACTCTACAACCCAGGCAGCTTCATCAGCAGACATTGAGCGTGGCTTGGCTTCGTTAGGCACTCGCAGCGCCCAAGTGCCACCAGCTCCATCCTCAAACTCAATCACGTCTGGCGGCGGCTCAGTCGGTTTCGGCGTAGGTTTGGCAATGGCATCCAACGGATTAACGGGTTTGCCTTCTGGCTTTGGAATTGGTCTTTTGCTGCCAGCGTTGCCGTCATCGTCTTCCCCAACGGCTGCGATGCCGCACGCTGCCATCAGCGAAAATCGACGAGCGTAGGTCAATGCTGAACCGTATCCTTGAGGGTCGTGTTTGGATGCTGGAACGTGCAGTTTGCCCATGCGAAGCATTTCTCCGGACTCATGGAGAAAGCACGTCTCCACGCAGACTCCATCAGGAACCTCAAAGGTTTCCTGGTAAACAGCGATGCCGTTCTCAAGTAGGGCGCTGTTGACGGCTTCCAAACAAACTGCAAGATCAGCGTATTTGTTTTTGAAATGCGAGTTGGTTTCGGTCTTGAGCGCTGGCGCAAAACCACGCTTGGCTGCGACAAATGCTGCTGCGATTTTCATTTTGGCCCCTTGATGGTGACGGTTGACTGGCGAATGCTATGCGCTGGTTTAGCTGGTACGACCTTCTCCGGCTGCGCTGCATAGTTACGGATTGGCCAGGAGATACGGAATTCCTCAGCGTGCGCCAGCGTTGCGTTGCCAAGCATTTCCTTCAGCTCGGTCTCACATTCCTCAATGCTGGCTTCCAGCACCTTAATTTCCTGCTTGGCTTTGACGATCCGCTCGGCCAGCGTTGCTCCCCACTCGCCGAGATCAACCGAATCTAGGTTTGGATCGCCAGGCCACTTGTGGCCAAATTCTTCTGGATTAGCAGGGTCATACCATTCAACTTCACCAGTCTCTGACCAATGCGTGATCTTGGATTCAAACTCAAACGCTTTCTTGCGAATAAGCGCTTGGGTCTCCTCGTGAGGCGCAAACAAAAAGATTCGCAGCTCAATGCCTTGATAAAGCACGCATACGGCGCCCCATTTAGCGCCATAAATGTCCATTTGCGCTTGGAGCTGAAGCGGTCCCCGACTCATTGCCGGACAGTCTTCGGGATACGAGCTGGTCAGCTTTGCCTCAAGCACGCCAAAACCGTCCAGCTTGATTGACTCAGCGCCAATAACGTATACGCCGGCATCTGGATTGTTGGTAACAACCAAGCCGTTGCCGTTGCCGTCTCCGTCTAATGAACACGCGATTGGCGCATCAGGATGAAAGTAGGGCTTTGGATGATCTAGTTTCAAATGCGACAGACCCAGGCGTGCGCTTGCCTCAAGCAGCAGAGGCACTTCCAGAAGGTTGCCCCAGTGCATTGCCTCATTTTCTTTGAACGGCTCTACAACGTCCTGTAGCGCGTTCAAAACACTTTCCAGTACCTTATTGGGCGTCTCGTATTTGCTGTGGCCCAGCAGGGCCGGCACGCGGGATGCTGAGAGCATTGTGTTGGGGGTTACTTTGCCGACCATTACAGACCTCCAGAGAGTGCGAGAAACAAGCAGATCGCGGACATTGCGCCGATGGCGATACTTGCCAAAATAATTGTGAGATTGGAATCGTGTTGGTCTTCAGGTCTCATTGCTTGGCTCCTCGGGGGTTGGTTCGACTGATTTGATGGTGACAAAGTTTTCATCGTCGTAGCGATCAAAGCGCATCTCGCTGCTAAATTCTTCGTAAACTTCGCGGTGAACGTGAGCGAGGATAATTGCCTCGATTTCTTTTCTGGTGAATATGATTTTCATGATGCTCCTTGATTGGGGCCGAAGCCCCGGTTGGTTTATTGTTTAGCCCAGTACCCGTACACCATGCGGTCGGTGCAATCCCATACGTCGTTTGCCACTCCGTCAATTACCGCTACAAAGTGACGAGCTTGTTTGGCAATTACCACGCCTGTCAGATCACTACAGCGAGCTTTGCGTCCTGCAAACTGTGGCGCTTTGTGCCAGACCCATCCGTAACGCTTCAGAACCTCGGCGTAGACATCTTTCATGACGCCGTTACGCGCTGACTTTGCTCGACCGTTGTCGGCGTTAGCCTGGGCTAATTCTTTGTATGCAGCTTTGTAATCAAGATCCAACGCAATTGCCATCGCACGAGCACCGCAGTCACCTGCTGTGCCTTTGAAACCTGCTGCCTTGCGGCCTCCGTCGTTATGCTTGTAGTTCATTTCTTGGCTCCTGTTGTGCGCCACGACGTGTGGCGCATGAGTAGAACTGTACAGAGGTTGACAACCGTTTGCAAGGGGGTAGAGCAACTTTTTTTCTAGGGACAAACCCTAGTACAAATTTTCTCCACAAGCCCATCGACTTCGGGCATCATCTGCCGTTCCCACTCGGAGATCAGATG